CTACTGTAATTACTTACAATAGTGCAAACACAGCTACATTCACACACGCAAGTGTTGGATCAGCAGATTATGAAATGAGAGACTCTCTTCAAAACGCTATGACAGCAGCATTGGAGACATCGTGGACAAATGTCGTTGCAGCATACGCTCCACCTAAAGCAGTTTCAGCAATTACTGTAGCCTAATAATGGCAAAGTATGTAGGAGTTCCCACACCTATTTTAGCAAGCTCTACTGCAACAGGGCCAGCTAAAGTGGTATACACAAATAGTGGAACAACAACTGCTGCGGCAGGCGGAAAACTTACGGACACTGGTGGTACACCTAACTTTACTACAAATGTAGTGGTGGGTGATTATGTGTTGGTAAATGAAACGGGTATCGCAGGATACCCAATAAGAAGTTGGGCTAAAGTTACAGCTGTAGATAGTGATTCTGTACTTAGTATTTCGGGGCCTGGTGCTTCAGGTACTGCGGGATTATCTGCGAGTGGTACTGATTATGCAATCGTAACAGCTGCTAATGTTCGTAAAGCTGATTTATCAGGCGGAGGATTTTTAGCTAATGTAAAAGCGGGAGACATGTTGGTTAACACAACTACTAATTTAAACACTTTGGTTACTAAAGTTGTTAGTGATACTGAATTAGAAATGAGTGCTCCAGGTGCGGTAATTGTAGGAGATGGTTTCTTTTTATTATCTACTCGTGACGAGTGTAGTTATAAAGTTAGAGTGGATAACGCTACAATGATTAGAGGTAATGCTTCGGATGGAGAAACTACTATTCATTATAAAAAGTTATCAAGTACAAATCAAAAATTAGCTCTTACATTAGGAGACACTCCTTCAGCAGCCTTTGATGTATTCTCTACAAAGTTCAAAGAAACTGCAGAGTCTGTGCTTCAAAGCAAATGGAGAGATGTCACAGTAACAATGCCTTACGTTACCTCTGATGGTACTCAAGGTGTTCAGTGGATTTCAGCATTTACTTGGTCGTAAACGCTTTATTTAATTAATAAAAGAGGGGCTTACAAAAAAAAGTAGGCCTCTTTTTTTTTGTTATCTTTGTAAAAAGATTTAGATATGCCTATTAATGACGTAAGAAATACAGTATTAGCTATTGCTAATAAAAATAACTACGGTTATATCTCTCCTCAAGATTTTAATCTGTACGCTAAACAAGCACAGCTTGATATGTTTGAAGATTATTTTTATTCATATAACAATTGGATAAACAGAGAAAACAATCGAAGTTCGGGTTCGGGTTATGCGGACATTATAAAAGGATTGGAAGAGGTTATTGATACTTTTTCGGTTCAAGCCTTCCTGCCAATTTTTAGTCAAAGTGCTATAGTTGCTCCTTCAGGGTTTGGGGGTAGTAATGTATATAGCTTACCTGAAAATTATTATTTAATAAATAAATTATTTAGATACCCAACCGTTAGAATTTGTGGTACTACTACTTCATCAGTATTGGATACCTTAATAGATACTACTGCAAATTTTTTAGCAGCAGGAGTTCAACCAGGAGATTTAGTTGTTAATCTTTCTGCAACAGGTATAACTCCATATCCAGCAACAGGTTTTCCTGGAATGCAATCATGGGTAAACTATATTAACAACTCAGCACCAGGCAACCCTAATGACACAATTAGTCTTGCGGCAGACTTATTTAAAAACCCTGCAGGACTTGCTTCAGAGTCATATTGTATTTATGACGCAAATAATATAGTAGAAGTAGAAAGAGTAAGTCAAAGAAAAATTTTTAATCTTACAAGTTCTAATTTAACTAAGCCAACAAAACAATATCCATGTTATGTTTTAGATGGTAATTTAATAACAGTTTATCCTACTACTTGGGATGGTTATAATATTCCGTTTACAATTGGAGATGTTATGGGGCCTTGTGATATTAAAGCACAATATATAAGATACCCTGCTGATCCAAGATGGACATGGTTTGGATTACCTGGAGGAGAACCTTTATTTAACGAAACAGCTCCTGATTATCAAGACTTTGAATTACCATTATCTGACGAACCTGCATTGATTGCAAAAATTTGTCAGTATGTAGGTATAGAAATTAGAGAAGCAGATGTATATCAATTTGGAACAGGGGAAGAATCAGTAGACACTCAAGAAACAAGTTAATTATTATGGCATATATAACAGATTACACATATTACGAAAACGATCAAGTCGTACCTACTGATTCCAATTGGGGTTCATATCAATATATATCTTTAGATGATATTGTGAATAATTTTATGTTGATGTTTCAAGGCAACAATGAATTAATTAACAACATTAATAGATATCAAGTATTATTTCATGCAAAAAGAGCAATTCAAGAATTGAATTATGATGCGATGAAAGAAGTTAAAATATTACAACTACAAATATGTGACCAACTTCGTTTTGTTTTACCACCAGATTATGTAAATTGGGTAAGAATATCTTTATATGAAAATGGAGTATTAAGGCCTTTAACGGAAAACATTCAAACTAATTGGAGTGGGGCGTATTTACAAGATCATAAATGTAGAATTTTATTTGACATATATGGAGATGTTCTAAAACCTCATGACTCTAAATTAGATATAGATAGATTAGACGGTCAAAAACAAAGTATTTATTTAAATGAAAATAGTCCTTATAACAATCAAATGGGATGGTGTGTTGATGGTGTTTGGTGTTTTGATTATTCCATCGGTTCTCGTTTTGGATTAAATACAGAGACCGCTAATTCTAACCCAACTTTTAGTATAAATAAAAAAGGAGGGGTTATTAATTTTAGTTCAGGAATGTCTGGAAAATTAGTAGTGTTAGAGTATGTTTCAGATGGAATGGAGAAAGGAGATGACATAAATGTAAGTGTAAATAAATTATTTGAAGAATATATTTATGCAGCCATTAAGTTTGCTTTTTTAAATAACAGAATATCTGCACAGGAATATCTCGTAAACCGAGCTCGTAAAGACAAATCTTCTTTGTTAAGAAATGCAAAGTTGAGACTAAGTAATATGCACCCTGGAAGACTTCTAATGAATTTAAGGGGACAAGCTAAATGGATAAAGTAATATGTTAATACAAACTAATTTTATTGCAGGTAAGATGAACAAAAGCGTTGATGAACGCTTGGTTCCTGTGGGAGAGTATGTAGACGCATTAAATGTGCGTTTAGGTTCTACTGAAACAACAGAAATAGGTGCTGTTGAAAATTCGAGAGGAAATACAGGGTTAACTGTTTTAGAATATTTAAACAACCCAATATCTCAAAGCTCTCGTTGTATTGGAGTTTATGAAGATGGAATGCAAGAAACACTTTATTGGTTTGTTCATGATCCTGCTAATCCTGTATCGGCTTCTGGAAAGGTTGATTTAATAGTATCTTTTAATGTTAATACTGGTACTTTAATATATCACCTTGTAAGTGAAACTGTATTAAACTTTGATCCACAATATTTAATTACAGGGGTAAGTAAAATATCTGAACTTTTATTTTTTACTGACGACAAAAACCCACCAAGATATATTAATAGAACAGGACAAAATGGTTCTAATTATCCAAGTGACGCTCCTGGTACACCTAATCCTTTAAAAGAAGAAGATATTAGTGTGATTGTAAAACCCCCTGGTTTTGAAAATGATAATACATTAGCATCTACAGAGCCTTTAGGAGCGCCTTACTTAGAGTTAGAAAATAATAATACCTCTGAGGATTATATGGAGGGGAGATTTTTATGTTTTGCTTATAGGTATAGATATGTAGACGGAGGTTATAGTGCTACGTCATTATTTACTAACCCTGCTTTTGAGCCTAAAGAATTTAACTTTAGTTTAGAAAACTATCAGAATGACGGAATGATTAACCAGTTTAATCAAGTCAAGGTTTATTTTTCTACGGGTTCTAAAAGAGTAAAGGAGATTCAATTACTATATAAAGAAACAACATCTAATAATATTTACGTTGTAGACAGAATTAATAAAGCAGACTTAGGGGTTCCATCGGACACCTTTATTAATAGAACATTTAATAATCAAAAAATCCTTACAGTATTAGGTTCTGACGAGTTGTTAAGATTATATGATAATGTTCCTAAATTAGCAAAGGCTCAAACCATACAAGGTAATAGATTAATGTATGGTAATTTTGTGGATCAATATGATATTGTAAATCACAGCGGGAATGTTATAAACCCTAATTATAGTTTGCAACCTATATCTACTAATTTTGGAGCCGAAGATCTTCCTGTGAATTCTGCTTCTTCAGCTACCTATAGTATTGATCCTGCGGGAGCACAAGCTATTACTGCTGGACAAATTAATTTTGATTTTTCTGTTATTCCTAATAATATTCCAGCGGGCACGATATTTAGTTTGCAATTTGTTGTTCAACATGTATTAGCAGTAGATCGTTCTCCTGTCACTCCTGGTGCTGATTTTGTTTCTACACTTCAACCTGACTTTAATGTTGTATTTACTTTTACTGCTCCCGTTAACTATGCTACTCCCCAAGCGATGATTACGTCTGCAGACTTTTTGGGTGTGGTAGGTACATCGGCAAGTATTGTTGCATTATTACCTTCTAATCCCATTGCGTTGGCGGCTGCTCAAACAACAACTGATAGATATAATAATCAATTATCTACAGTTAACGCTCCTATTTCGACTAACTTAAATACTTTAGAGTTATTTAATAGTGCTATTACAGGGCAATGCCCAGCTGTTCCAATTGTTCCAAATCCTCCAATCGCTCCTGTATGTACACAAGAACCTTGGAGTATAACTACTACTGCAGGTAATAATGTAAACTTTACCTTAACAGCTGCTCAATATTATTTTGATGATGGCTTAGGTAATCCTAATAGTGTAACTAATCAATTTAATTATTATAGTTTTAAAGTTGCCGATTGTCAAGGTTCGTTCACTACAACTCCTGATACAGGAAGTTTACATAGTGATAGAGATTTTGAAGTAGGCATTGTATATATGGATAAGTTTGCAAGAGCTTCTACTGTGCTAACATCTCCTACAGATACGGTGTATTTCTCTCCGAGAACTATGACTACTAAAAATAAAATACAAGTTAACTTAGAAAATGAGGTTCCGTTTTGGGCTGAAAAATATAAGTTTGTAGTAAAGCCAAGTCAAGGAGATTACAATACTATTTATTGTAACATGGTTTATCAACAGAGCGGGACACCTGCTGGTATTGGGCCAGAACCTTTTACGACTGACAATGCAAGTTGGTGGTTTAGATTAGAAGGAGATGCTCAAAATTTAGTAAAAGTTGGAGACCAACTGACGGTAAAAATGGATTCTGTTGGAGCAACAGGAGAGAGAATAGTAACAGAAGTCTTGGATAAGGAAGCGTTGTATACAGGACAGATAGTGGCGGGGAGTTTAGCTGGGTTGTACATGAGATTAAAACCATCAGGGTGGCAGCCTAAAAATCCTAATGCGCCTGAAAATATACTATGCTCTACAACAAAAACTAATAGTAGTAGTAATACAGGATGCAGTGATGCGTGTGATGTTATAACAGGTTGTGGGGTTAATAGTGCGGGTACTGCAGCACCAATAAGTGCGGGATCATCTATATTTATCAAAGTAAGAAATAGAAGAGGTGGTGGTGGTGGATCGTGTAATGACTGTGAAATAAATTGGTCAAAAAGATTTCAAGCCTCTCAAGATTATACATCTATTCATGCATGTTTAATTGGGGAGCAGTTTGTTAATATGGTTAACGATAGCACTGCTACAACTGTAGATGAAATGGATATTTATTTTGATCCTGCATTATATGGAGATGCTACTCAAGGTGGTAACGGTTTAACTAAACCAAGTTGCTCATGTTTTAATTCAGCATTATATGTTTTTGTAAATGCTGCGGGAGAGCAGTTTATTAGAAATACAGGGGCTATTCCTTTTTGTTGGGACTTTTACCCTTTTGATGGAGAGAAAGCAACTTTTCATTTAAAAGTAGAAATATCTTTTTCACCAGGAATATTTTGTTTTGAGTCTGAAACACAAACAGCTGATCCTAATTTATTTTATGATGCTTCTGAATTATTAGATGTTAATATTCTTCCTAATGGCACAAGGCTTCACAATGCAACTACAAAGTTTAATCCAACTTTACAAAATGAACTTATAAACCAAGGCTGTCAAGATACTCTTGGAAACTCTATACCTTGTCAAGACCAAGGTATAGGAACTCCTTTACGAACGGTTTTAGATTTTAAAAATTGTTTTGTATTTGGAAACGGGGTTGAGAGTTTTAGAATTGAAGACAGAATAGATGCTAAAAGTTTTGATTTAGGTTCAAGGTTTTTAGCGGTATCAAATCAAGATTTTAAAGAGACAGATAGATTTGCAGGAATGACATATAGCGGAGTTTATAGTGATTCTGCAAATTCTAATAATCTTAATGAGTTTAATTTAGGACTTGTAAATTTTAAGGATTTAGAGAGTACATTTGGTCCTATTATGAAAATGTATTCTCGTGAAACAGATATACTTATATTACAAGAAGATAGAATTTCATATGTATTGTCGGATAAAAATGTTGTAACCGACTCTACGGGTGGAGGAGCTATTGTATCTGTGCCTGAAGTTTTAGGCCAACAAATTGCTCGAATAGAAGAGTTTGGTATTAGTTTTAATCCTGAAAGTTTTGCTTCATGGGGAGCTTCTATGTTTTTTACCGACACTAAAAGAAGTGCGGTATTAATGCTTCAAGGAGCCAGTTCTAACAGTGACCAACTGACTGAAATTTCTTCTTTTGGAATGAGGTCTTATTTTAGAGATGAGTTTAACGCAGGTGTTACTAAACAAAAGTTAGGCGGTTATGATCCTTATATGGATGAGTATGTTTTAAGTTCTAATGATATTGGAGTTCCGATGCCTTTACAAGTAATACCTTGTGGGCAAGCGGTCACTCAATCTAATGCTATATCTCCTTTAGAATATGAAGTAAACTTAGGATCAGTTATAGGTCCAGTAACGGTTACTTATCAAGTCAATGCCCCCTTACAAATTGAAATACAATGGCCTATAGGGACGCTCATTACTTCTTTTGGGGCTAACACATCATCAAGTACAACTTTTCAAAAGACTGCATCAACACCCACTAATGCTAAAATAATTTTAACTCCTATTAATCCATCTACAGCACCTGTAGATTATACGGTTACTATGGAGTGCCCACAAGAGCAGTCTTTACAATTAATAGAAGTGGTAGTTAACACAACTAATTATTTTGGCGAAAGTATCCATACTGAATTTAATTGGGATGATATTGCTAATGGTGGATCATCGTACAGTCCTTTACCTAATATGACTGCTGTTAATTTAAATAATTCTAACCCAACATCTTATTACAATAGTACGTTTGGAGTAAGGTCAGTAGGGGTATTCCCATATAGCGGTGCGGACATAACTTTACGAACTCGTAAAATATCTCCTGACACGTTTGACTTTAACCCTGCTATTCATAAGTTTAGAATATTATCATCTAACACATTATATAATAACACTCCTTCGGATATAGCAAGTTTATTGGCGGCTTCTTCAGTAGTTACAGGAATTACAAACCCATCTCCAGGAGTTTTTCAATCTACTGAACCATTATTTAACATGCCTTTAGCTAATAATAAATTGTATTTAATTTGGGATTTAAGAGATGTGGTTAACGCTCAACTATGTTATAGTCCTCCACCCCTCACTGCTTTTGATGCATGTTGTAATTGTGATAACCCTTGTACTAAATGTGAGTTTGGGCCTCAAACATCTTCTTTTGGAGGTGCATGCTTAACTGATGTTAATGATTTTGGATCGAGTTCGTATTCATTTAATAATACAGGAGCAATACCTGTACTTGGAGACACAGTATTTTCTACTCCACTTAACGATTGTAATCCTTTAGGAGGTTTTCTGTCAGGAGGTTTTTATATAGTATCCCCTGTTTCTCCATCGGTTTTACCAAAGCAATGGGTTCAGATTGGAGCAAACGGAGTGGTAATAGATTCAGGAACATGTTAAAAATAAAATAAAATGGCAACTTTAGTAAATGTATATTATGATGGTTTAACTTTTTCAAACGCAACAGGGATATTTACCGACTCATCTTTAACTATTTATGCAGCAGCAGGATGGTACGCTGAGTCAGGTATATATAGATATTGGGACGGGGCAGGAGTGTTAGGCCCTCCAACTACATGTCCTGTATGTCCTGTAAGTTGTGATGAAGTTATTAGTGGTGCTGGGCAACAAGGAACTTATTTATTAGAATTTGATGCTGGAGAAAAAACAGGGGCTGTAATTGTAATTTTTAATCCACAAGCTGTTCCTGATAGATGTCAATGGACTTATGATGGTGTAAGTGCTTCAGAATATTCTTCTCCTTCTGAAGGTTATTTACAAGGAGTAATTGGAGTTTACACAAATCCTCCAACTATCCGTAGTGGAACTACTGCTTGTGATCCTTCTACTACTCCTTGTGCGCTAAATCAACTAACAGAAGTTGGATTTGATTTTAGTACAGTAGTAAATTTAGGAGTAGGTGGTACACAAGTTGTAATAGACACTACAACAGGATTGCTCGCATCTGTTCCTGCTCAAGCAATTGCAGCAGGACAAGATTATATAGTAATAGCAGATATAAATGGGGGGGCTGCTACTCTATCAACAAATGGAGTTGCTTATACAATTGCTACTGGTGCTCCTACTAATGACTGCTTCCCTTGTGGAGTTAATCCTATTTGTAATTCTAACGGTAGTAACGGGTTAACTTATACAGGAACAGAGTTTGAATATGACAATGTATTTAATACTTTTACTGCCACAGGAAACACAACAATTCTTGGCCCTTATACAAGTAATGCTTTAGGAGGCACAACTTTGACAGCATCAGCTCCTGGTAATTGTATGATGGTAATTCCTAAACCTAATCCATTTCCTACAGCAATTAATTTACAAATGGATGGTCCTTGCGGAGGTACAGCTTGGAGCGTAACTTTAAATTGTCCTAATGCTTTAAATGACTTTTCTTGTAAACCCCATCCAATGTCTTGTGGAGATACTTTAACAGACGTTATGTTTACTGCTCATGTGGGAAATACTACAGGATTTTCTCCAGGAATAACTGTAAATGATTGGGCTTTTGCAGATGTTAATGGTGTAAACCCAAAACCAGCGGGGATATACGGAGTAGATATAGGAGGAGTAATAAATTGTGTAACGGTTAGTGCAAATGGAGTTGTAACTGCTGTATCAGTATGTACAACAACGTGTTAATAAATAAAAATAATAATTATGTCAACATGTAAAACTTTAACCTATAGCCAAGAAGCGCAAGGATGGCCTTCTTTTTATTCTTACTGTGCTGATTATATGATTGGTATGAATGGTTATTTTTATACTTTTTCGGGAGGAAATTTATACCGACACAATACAAATCCTATTAGAAATAATTATTATGGCGTTCAATATAATTCTTCCATAACAGGAGTTTTAAATGTGGAACCTAAAACCATTAAATTATTTAAAACAATGTCATATGAAAGTGATGATGTGTGGGCGTGCACTTCTTTATTTACTGATTTAGGAAATGGATCTATGTTAGCCACTTATTTTGAACAAAAAGAAGGAGAGTGGTTTACATTTTTAAGGGAAAATGAAGGTACTAAAAATTATAGGCAGAGAAGCGTAAATGGTATTGGAGTATGTACTAATGTAGCGGGACCTATTAATGCGGTCGTTGTAACTTTTGGAGTTTCAATTGGTAGTATCTTGAGTGTAGGAGATTTTATTTATACCTCCACTATTACTTTACCTGTTGCCCCACCACCTGGAACTCCTCAAGCAGCGGCAACGGGAACTCAGCCCGTTTATTCAGGACAAGTTACCGCTGTAGATAGAGTTAATAATACTATAACTTTCGACACCACAGTGCCTGAAATAGGTACAGGTGTGCTTGGGGTTCCTCCTGTAATTGGGGATGGCATTGTCTTCTTTAAAAACGTAGTAGCTGAATCTCATGGGGCTCGAGGATACTTTATGCAGTTTACGCTTGAAAATACAAATATTAAGGCTGTAGAATTATTTGCGGTCGGTAGTAGCGTAATGAAATCGTTTCCATAGATTTTATTATCTTTGCATAAATGAAATTAAGTATAGAACCATTACAAGAAGGAGATTATGAAAACATTCTCTGTGGTTGGTGGAAAGATTGGCGATGGACACCTCCTTCAAAATTATTTTTACCAGACAATGGAATGGGAGGTTTTATGGTTTATGATGATGGAATTCCTGTTTGCGCAGGGTTTATGTATCTCACAAATTCTAAAGCAGTATGGTGTGATTGGATTATATCTAATTTTAATTATAAAAATAAACAAGGAAGGAAAGACGCTATAGAACTTTTAATTAATACCATAGCAACTTTAGCTAAAGAATTAGATAATAAATTTGTATATGCTCTTATTAAAAATAAACCTTTGGTAGATAGTTATAAAAAAGCAGGGTTTAAAGAGGGTAGTTCTTATACAAGTGAAATGATAAAAATATTATAATATGGCAGTAACAACAGCAGCAGTAGTGGGCATAGCCGCAGCGGGAACCAGTGCGGTTTCGGGTTTTATGAATGCTTCTGCACAAAAAAATGCAGCAGCAAAAGCGGAGAAGGCTGCACAAAGGGCTATGGCTAATGCTCGTAGACAGGCAGAGGTAGATAATTATGCGGGACTCGATATTCCTTTAGATGCGTTTGCTGCTCAAAACGAAGCTAATATAGCCGCTGATAAGCAAGCTATGGAAGCCTTACAAGAAGGGGATTCAAGAGCGTTAGCCGCAGGTGTGGGTAGAGTAGGTGCACAACAAGCTGCAGGTACTGAGCAAACTCGTATAGCTATGGCAGACGAAATGTTTAATATTGATAAAATGAAAGCTGACTCTAAAGAGGCTATTAAACAACAGATGGTAGCAATGGATGTGGGCGAAGCTAAGATGCAAGATCAACGAGCAAGAGAGGCGGCACAAATGAGACAACAAGCTATTCAGCAAGGCATACAAGGTATACAAGGAGTAGCGCAAGGTGTAGGAGATTTAGCTCCTCTATACGGTAAGTCTATGAATGATAAAAGAGCAGGTAAAATTGTAGACAATCAAGATTTCCAAACAGGATATAACGCAAAACGTACAGCGGCAGGAATGGATGCTATTGATTTCTCTAATCAATCTCAAAGAGATAGTATTTTTAATCAAGTTTCTAACCAAAGTGTTACAGGTAAAGGTTTTAGAGGAATGAATAGAAGCGGAAATTATGCGGATATATACAATAATATGACATTCAAAAGCGACTAATGGCAAGAGATTTAAATATAAAAGGCACAGCGGGTATAGTTGATAATGATCAGTATGTATACCGTAAAGAGAGAGATATATCTAAAACTATGGTCGATTGGGGACAAGCGGCTAAAGATATTACTCAAACCATTGAAACAATTAGAGATGATAGGGCTTCTCAAAAAGCAGACTTAGAAGAAAAATCTCGGACAAGAATGAACGAGCTCGCTAAGCTCGAGCAGTATGATAGTGAAACCCTAAACACTAAAATGATAGGGGCCAGCCATGAGGGTGGTAATTTTATACAAATGCAAAATGATTTAATGAGACGTGGTCTTATTAATCCTTCTGAGTTTTTACAATCTACACAACAATTATCAGATAATTTTACACAACTAAAAACAGCAACTAAAGGATGGGATGCTCATTATAAAACAGCAATGAGTAGACTTGAAAAAGATCCTAAAACAGGGCTACCAACAGCTAATGCTATGGAGCAATTTATAAATGAAGGAATGGCTGGTTTTGGAAATTTAGCTAATTTAGATTTAATAGTAAACCCTACTACAGGAACATTATCTTTTCTAAAAAAAGGAGCTGACGAAAACGATCCTGCTAATCATCAAAGTTTAAATACTATTAATGCTCGTATGACTCAACGAAGTGATTATTATGATTTAAGTACGGGTGTTCAAAACGAAGTTGAAAATCTTGGAGAGGTAGTTACTTCTGAGTACATGGCCCGACAAGGAGTTAAAACCACAACAGACTGGTATAAATTAGAGGGAAATAAAGAATTGATGGCAGATTTAGTAGAGACTCAAATGGCTACGGATTCTCAGAAGATTAGTATTATGCAAACTCATATGAATCTTTCGTCAGATAATATGACTCGAGATGAAAATGATCCTCGTTTAAATCCTGAGAGTGATGAATATGATGAGTCAACTGTATTGGTTGTTGCTAATCCTGATGGATCAGGTTCAGTGAAACCTGTTTTCAGTCAAGCTCAAGAAGATAAAATGAAGGAAGTAGTTGCTAATAGATTTAGAGCACAGATAGATAAAAAGATAGAGCTTGTTAAAGGTTATCAACCACAACAAGATACGCCTTATACTGGAGGACAGAGAAAAGAAAGAAATCAAAACTTTAGTTATGTAGATCAAGGTGCAAAAATAGTTTCAGGTACTCAACAAGAATTTCAAGAAGGTGTAACTACTTTATCCGAGGCATATAATAATTCCCCTAAAGGACAAAAGAATCCATTAGCAGATAATCCAGTAGATAGAAATTCAGATCCAAACTTTATATTAATTACTTATCAAAGTGGAGAGGTGAAGAAAATTCCTCGTTATCAATTAGATAGTAGTGGTGATCCTTTGTTGGATGATAATGGTAATAAAAAACGAAGAGATCAGCAGCAGCAAAATGCAGAGATACTTTCTTATATGTCACCAGTAGAAGGATCAACTGACCAGATATATAAAGAGTACAATAAAGAAAACCCAGATGGTATAAAAGATTATGGAGGTAGCGATAAAGAAGTTAACTTTTTAGGCGAAGGAGAGGCGAAAATAACAGACACCGACTTAACTAACTATCCTGTTCTAATAGATGGTAAGGCAAGTCAATTGTCAGATAAATTGGAAGAGATTGCTACGAGTGGTAAGTTTGATGGAAAGAAATTAGACCTTTACAAGACAGAGCTTGATGCGGTTTTATCAAAAGAATTAAAAGATTTAAATCTTCCTTATAAAGTTGAGGTAGCTGATGAGTGGTTTAGTACGAATTCCATCTATGTAACCATTGATGGCAATAAAACAAGAATAGAATTCAAGCCTACACAAGCGTCTAAATTATTATCTGAACTTCAGGAAGCAATTAATACAGCTAAGACAAATATTAGAGATAAGAGAACTGCGGAAAAGGAAAAGAAAAATAAAGAGCAAAAGAAAAAACAAGACGATAAAAAGAAGAATAAAAAACCAAACGTAGGGTAATATGAACGAAGAAATTTTAAAAAATATTTGGGATATATTGTCTTCCGAAGGAGCGACTGACAGTGATTTTGAAACGTGGAAAACTAATTTTTCAGGAGATGAAGAAATCCAAACTAATGTCCATACCTATTTAACAGAAGGTGGTCACACTGAAAGTGATTTAGAAACATGGTCTACTAACGTAGGCTTAAAAAAAAAAGACGATTCACAATCTTCTGCCGAAGAGGAAGTTATGGAATCCGATACAGAAGTGGTGGAACAACCTGGCTCATCGGAGCCTTCAGATCAAGAACTTCCTGATCCCTCTACTCAGACTGTCCCACAAGTAGAAGAAGTACCTACCCCTGAAAATGAATTTCAGTTTGAGCAGCCAATCCCTACAGATGTTCAAGCTGAAGTAGCAGGTAGTACAAGTGTTGCTCCTGCAGTAGAACCCATTATAGAGGACGAAAGTATTGTAACAGAAGATGTACAATACGATCCTATGGAGCGTGGTGTTGATGCAACAATTACCTACGATAAAGATGCTACTCCATTTGAAAGATCATTATCTTATATTACAGGAGACCTTATTGAAAGAGAAGAGGAAGAAGTAATTAACAGAATGAATTATCATTTTGCTGATTACGGATTTGAATTTGAAGAAACAGGGATAGGTGATAGTATGATTGTCACTGCAGAAAACGGAGAAGTGTTGGAAGTAGATTTAGATCCTTTTATGGGATTGCGTTCTGAAAAAACATCGGCAGAACTTAAAGAATTTTTAGATAAAAACAAAGTAGTCTCTCCTGAGATGGAAGCTTTAACCTCTGAATATGATTTGAGTCGTAAAAAGTATTTTACAGCTGCAGCTATGACTGATGATATCAAAGAAGTGAGAAGTCAAAGTAGTGAATTAGGCAAAAGATACCAAAATTATTTATCAGAATCAAGTCAGAACCAAGCAGCGATAGACAATCTTCTGTCTTTACCTTCAAGAAATGCAGAGCAAACAAAAGAATATAATAATCTTATTGCTGCTAAAAAATTATTAGCAGAAAAGAAAGGCCAATTAGGGAGGGACTTTAGAGAATTTAGAACCTATTCATCTCAAATAGACAGAGCTGTAGGAGATTATACTACCATGAAAGAGGATGATGGTAATAAGCTTTCTACTTTAGGAAAAGGAATGTATAATTATTTTGTTACCCGAGGTATACCAAAGGTTATTGCTTCTGCTTGGGGTGGAGGAGTAGATGGTTTTTATGGTTTGGCTCAAATGATTGATGAAGATTTTGGGATGGATGAAGATGAAAAAAGAGAAAGATATATAACTATAGCTCAAGACTTAGGGTATGAAGTTCCTGAAAATATAAATGATGAAGGAGTTTATGAATCATGGTTAGATAAAATGATGAATACAGGCTTTAGTAAAGAAGTTGAAGAAGGAGAAGATGTTCCATTAACTACTGGAATGTTTCCTGATAAAATACAAGAGCAATTAATAACTGAAGGATATGATCCAAGTAGACAAATAAATGCTCGAGGTATAAAGATGTGGAAAAAAGATGGAGGTTTACTTGGTAATGGAGGATATGTTGATATACCTCTTTATGCTTTTGATAAAACAGTAGGAGAAAGATTAAAAAGATTAGTGTTAGATGCAGAAGTAAAGTCAGTTAAAAACCCACAAAAAGAAGCTATAAGGGGATCGTTAGATTGGGCTGCCGCTGAGGGTGTTTCTGATGAAAAAATTTCAGAGATGAGTAGAGATAGTTTTGTGTACGAAGGACTGTTTGGACTGGCTGAATCAGGGCCTTCTATTCTTGTAGGTTTCTTAGGTAAAAACAAAGGAAAGTCTGTAGACAAAACTGCTAAATTAACAAAGAGATTAGCTCAAAGATTTAAAAATTATATTACCAGTCCTGGAGCTGTTGCTCAAACTATGAGTTTTAGTTTATTACAAACAGATGCATTAATGCAGGAGATGGAAAATGATCCTGACTTTAAATATGTAACTGAGACGGAAAAGAAAGCAATTACTTTTCCTTTAGCTATAACTACAGCGATATTAGAAAGATATGGTCTAAGAAGTATTGCTCGTAATAAATCTCTTACTACTTCTTTAATGAATCAAATAACTAAAAGACTTCCTAAAGGAGCGACTCCTAAAATGTTTACCGATATGGTAAACAAAATAATAAGTAATAATATAGCCAGAGGAGTATATAAATTTTCATCACGAGCTGGTACAGCTGCAGCTGCCGAATTTGAAACAGGAGCTTTACAACAGGTTTCAGAAATATCAATGAAGAATGTTTGGAACGACATGTATGAAAAAGATATGTTTAACACTCCTGAAATGTGGTCTGAAGAATTTGGAGACCAAGTGCTGAGAGCAGGATTAGCGGAGTCAGTAGGTGGTTTTGTAATGGGCACACCAGGAGCTTTAATTTCAGCATTTGAAAAGGGGAATATTGATAACATACCAGAAGGGATGGTTACTTTGTTTAACGAAATTCGTAATGATAAAGTAACAGTAGAAGCTTATAAGACTCAGCTGGATTTAAAAGTAGCTAATCAAGAGATGACTAAAAAAGAAGCTGCTCAAGAATTATTAAACTTTCAAATTCTTTCATCCGCTGCTGAAACAGTTAATACCGAAAACGACCTAACAGAAAAGCAAACTAAAGATGCTTTAGGGTTAGTATTTTTAAAGAATAAGATTGAAGGAGAGATGGAGGGTATGGATCCTGACCTCGGTACATATAAAAAGAAACAAGAAATTCTTACAACTATTAAAGATAGGTTATCTAAAATAGGAACTGACGAAGAAATAACAACTAAAACTGAAGACAATGCCATTCAAGAGCCAAGCACAGAGACGGTGGATGTACAAGAATCTACCGAGGGTAGCCAAGAAGTGGGAGAGCGAGACCCCCAAAGGGGGCCTACCCAAGAAAGTATCGAAAGTGAAACAGATACTGACACGCAGACGCAAGAGGAAGTAAGTCCTGAACAATCTGCCGAGCAAATAGAAAAATTAATTACAGAAGAACAAGAAGATTCTAATACAGAACCGCAGCCTATACCTGAAGGACAGTTAGAGGTGGTAGATGAGGTAGTGTCTATTAATAAAGCTCAACAAGAAGTAACAGAAGAAAACCCTTTTAAACAGGGAGTAATAGAAAGAGTGGGTAAAGCAGCTAAAGCTTTAAAGAAAGTCATACCTAATCTAAAAATTATTATGCATGAGAGTGCAACTGACTTTAATAAAGCAACAGGCAGAACAGGAAGGGGAGCTTTGCAAGACGGAGTAGTTCATATTAATTTAGAAAAAGCAACTAATTCTACAGTAGCTCATGAAGCCTTTCATATTGTTTTGCTAAGTAAGTTGAGTACAGATGCTGAAGCTCAAAGGGTTACTAAAAGAATGATGGAATCTATTGCTAAAGCATTACCTAAGAATGATCCTTTATTAAAACAAATTAATGAGTTCACTCAAGGTTACGAGGCTAATATTCAAAACGAAGAAAAGTTAGCAGAAATACTTGGTCAACTATCTGCTAATTACAAAACATTATCAGCACCTCAGAAAGGAGTTATTGGTAAATGGATTGATAGAATAGCTAAGGCTTTAGGTTTTAACATATCTGAGTTCACTAAGTCTGATCAAGATGTTATTGATTTACTTAACACATTAGCATCCAAAGTAACAACAGGAGTTGAGGTTGAAGAGGGAGATATAAAAGTTATAGAAGAGATTAGAGAAGATGGAGGCCCTACCGAACAAGGCGATGGTGGTGAAGTTGGAACGGTAAAAGTAAGAGAGCAAAAAGATTCTCGAAACACTCCAAAAGTAGAAACAGATACCAGACCTTTTGCTAAGTTAATTAAAAATAAAGACCTTGGAGATTTTGATGGTCAACCTTTTGTTACTAATATGTATGACTTTACTACAGCTGGGACGGTAGATTTAGGTAATGGTATTACGATAAATCTATTTGGAGGCAAAAGTTATGTTCCGTATATGATGGAAAAACAAGGTAAAAATTTAGGAGAAATTTCTAATGTAGCTGCGTTTAACACAAAGGCTCAAGCAGAATCTTTTATACGTAACGCAACTGAAGGTGGGGCTAATTTATTTATGCCTCACTCTGGATCTACTGAAGGATCATGGCAGTTTCAGCAAGCTATATTTGAACAAATAACTAATGCAGCTTTAAATAATAAAATTCTTTCTAAAAAAGATATAATAAATTCTTTTAATGAAGTGCTTAGTAATGCGGAAGGAAGAAAAGCATTTAATAGGTTTAAAAAGAAGTTAGGTAAAAATATTAGAAACTTTAATTCATTTGCTAAAGATCCGTTAGAGATAGTTAGGTTGTTAGATATTAAAAACAACTACTCTCCAGATTTAAGAAAAGCTTTAAACGATAAGTTAGTGGCGAATAAAAAGTTTCAAGAAGCAATAGGCGTTAAATCAAAAGAAGCATTTGCTAAACGCATGGAAGATGTTTTAAATAAAGGGGTTGAAACAGGTGATATTATGTCGGTTATAGAGTTTGATAATACTAATTTTGAAATTAGAAACCCAAAACCAGGTGATGTAGATTATCATCCTTCTTTTGCTTACACTATTTTATCTACTATTAAAGGTATTTATCAGCCTACTAAATTTTATAAATCTTATAACATAACAGATACTTATACTAAATATAACATAGGCGGAGAAAGTGTATCTCGTAAATCTAAACAAGGGCCAGAAAAATTTAAAGCCTCTAATGTTACAAGTAGTGCGGGGGCTATACCGAAAGTGGCTCAGAAGAAACCTGCAATTCGTGAGCAGAAAGAGGCAAGCAGAAAAGACAAGTTATTTAAGCTTGGTAACCAATATGGTTTAAAACAAAATAACTTTTTCCCTTCAAGCTTATTTAACCCTCAAGCTTTAAGAAAAAAAGCACAAGAGTTAGGGTATACTTTAGAGGCTTTATATTCTGAAGAAGGATATGATAGGGGTAGATTAACAGGATATGCTTTCTATACTAAACCAAAAGCTGATCGTGGAAGTATGGTTAAGTTTCCTGCTCAAAGAAAAAGACAGTTTAGTCCAAGGTTTCAAAAAGAATTTGATAAGTTTTCTAATCCTGTAGATATAATAAATCTTGCAAGACAAGCAGGCTTTAGTGATAAAGAAATAAGTTACTTTCTTAAAACAAAAAAAGGTTTAAAGGTTAAGGAGATAAAAGACTTAATGGAAGTTAAGGTAGATATATTTGAATCTATGCCTTCTATCTTTGGGGAAATTCCTGGAGGACTTATAGCAGGTCGTAAGCTATACGAAGCTACTATGAATAAGTTTAACGCTTTAGTAAGTAAAAATTCTAAGTTACCTAAAGGAAAACAGAAAAGTATTTCTTCTCTTATCAATGAGTCTATTGAGTTTATGATGACTCTTAAGCCATATAAGACAGCAACTGAAGGGGTTGAATCTAAAACATTACCTTCTACTTTACAACAAAAATTACAAGCATCAATGCAAGAAGCATTAGGTGGTAATAAAATTAAGGATGTAAGTAAGACTATTACTAATCTTAAAAAATTAATTCGTGAAAAAATTAAAGGTGCTCGTGAAATTCGTGACGTAAAAAGACAATTACAAAGAGCTATACGAGAGATAATGCCTAAGTCAGAGTACAGTAAAGGTGAGGTTATGAGTTTACTAAGAACCATACAAGAGGCTGAACCAGCTTGGCTTAAAGGAAATTTAAGAAACCTTATTCAACAAGTTGAGGAAATGGGTGCTAAAAAGAATGTTGCTATTCTTGATAAAGCTATTAAAAAAATTCTTGATAAAAAGTTTGAAGTAACAGTTGGAGGAAAAAAAGTAGTAGTCAAAATAGATGGTGAAACAGCTAAAGTAATTTCATCTATTAAAGATAAACTATATAAAGCAAATGAAATACAAGAGGATATTATTCAAGAGCAAACTAAAATAATGGAATCCATTACAGAGTTAAATGAAAAGTTAGAGCTTACCGAACAAGAAGAAACAGATCTGTTAATTTTAAACATTGCTTTAGGAATAAATAGTTCTAAGTTAATGGAGGATAATAACCCTCGTAAAGCTGACCAGTTAGCACAATTATATAATGATTTAAAAGCATTAATTACTATTGGTCGTAATAACTTTAAAGACGCTGCTAAAGAAAGGTCAGATAGGTATGCTGAAAATACTACTAAATTTTATAAAGCCCTTACTAATACTAAAGAAGATGTAGACTTAAGAGATCCAGAGGTTAAAGAAAAGATTTTAGCTGCTATTAAAGCAAGAAGAGATAGTAAAAAATCTACTTTTGGTAAAACTCCAATTGGTATGCACTTAAACTACATCAAAGAAAACATGACAGGTTTTTTAAGGAGAGGAACTCTTGGGTTAAGTCAATTAACTTCTGAGTTAGATAAGTCTCCTGGTGCACAATTTGAGGGTTTCATTAGAGATTTTATATATCGTAGAGTAAATGAATCAACACGAGTATATAAAGAAAATGAGATGGCTTTAAACCAACTTTTCATGGAGCAGTCAGAAAAATATTTAGGTAAAAATTATAGAAAAATAATAAAAGAATACAAACAAACAAAATTAAATTTTGAAGATCCAAATTTAAGTAAGTATTTAAAAAATCCACAAGCAGTAAAGGAAGCTAAAGAAAAATTGGATAACGATCCTACTTCTACTAATACAGAAAATTATAATGAAGTGATGAGACAAAACATTCCTTTTGGTGATTTAACTCCATTACAATTACAATACCTTTATTTTCAATATAAGCAACAAGACACTCATGCTGGTTTTGCTACAGCTTTAGGAAAAAATTTTGAAAGCATAATGGATGGATTGAGTGAGCATTTTGAAAACACATATCCTGAATTATTAGAGTTAGGACAATGGCAAGTAGATGTTTTACTCCCTTCTCTATACGAAAAGTATAATAAGGTTTATAAGAAAATATATAACACTGACCTACCTCAAAGAGATAACTATTCTGGTAAAACATTTAGATTAGTAGAAGGTAAAAAAGGAGAGATGGTTCCTGAAAAAAATAACCCATTATCTTTGTTTGGAGAGAACGGAACGTCACAAATGTCTATGAATGTGATTGGTAACTCTACCATGTTGACTATAAAAAATGATAATGAAATTTTACCTGTTGATGCTTTTGATGCTATTTGGAGTTATGTAAGAGATATGGAACATTTCCATGCCTATGCAGAAAACATGAATGAAATATCTAAAGTATTTAACAATGATATTATAAAGAAAGAAATTATTGCTCAACATGGTATGGAAGTTTATAAAGCTATTAGAGATTCTTTAATGGCTACAGCTCAAAGAGGAGCTAATCAATCAGACACTACAGTTAATTTTACTAACAGATTAAACAGTGTGTTTATATTTAATAAACTTGCTCTCGGATTTACAGTTTATTTAAAGCAGTTAACATCGGTTATTACTTATGGTAATTATATTGGGTATGGTAACTGGTCTAAAACTGCGGCTACTATGGGACCAAAAGAATGGGTTAAGACGTGGAAAGAAATTTCAGAAGATTCTGTTTATTTAAAATATAGATACTACCAACAGATTAGTAGAACTATTGAGGCATATAGTGAAAGTAGTATGCAAGAATATACTCCAGGAGACCAAGGCGATAAAATAGTAAGAGCTTTAATGTTTAATATTAAGGCTGGGGATAAACAAGCTATACTTTTAGGTGGTATTCCTAACTATGTATTCTTAAAAAAGAAATACGAAAAAACAATGACTGCCGAGGAAGCTAAAAAGAAAGCTTTAATAATGTTTGAAGAGCAAACAAAAGAAGTTCAGCAGTCCTCAGACAAGCAAGATAAGGATGCTTTGCAAAATCAAGGAGGTTATGTACAAATGTTTAATATGTTTATGTCAGCACCGAAAGCTTACTTCCGTCAGTTATTTGGAGGATATAGAGAGTTTGGGAGAAATATAAAAGATGGATCAGGTAAGGGAAGTATAGGTCAAAACGCCAGAACTATTGCTCTGTATCAATTTGCCTTACCAATGTTATTCCAATGGGTAGGATCAGGATTCCCTATGCCAGGTGATGATTGGGATGAGGAAGATACTAAAGACCAATTTAGAGCTGCCACGTTGAGTGTCTTTAATTCTATTTTTGTGTTAGGGCAGATAGCAGAATCAGTAGCTGACTATGCATCAGGTAAGCCATGGTATGCTGACATGAAACAGTTCCCAATATTTGATATAACTAAAGATATAATTAAGGCTTATGATAAAACTAATAACAAAGATCCTAAGAAAGCAGAAGCTGCCTGGAGATCTTTTGTTTATTCGGTCATGCCTTTAACTGCATTAGGAGGTGTGCCAGGAAAGTTTGCGGGTGCTCCATTCCCTACGATGGAAAAGTTAGCTCTTAATATTAAAAAAATACTTGATGGTGGTGGTAGTCCTAAAGAAGTAATGTTAAGGTTGTTTAACTATTCAGACTATGTTATTGAGGGAGGTAAAAAGAAAACAAAACCTAAAGGTAAAACTCTTAATAAAACTGAGATGAAAAAATATTTCCCAGAACTTATGGAAGCACAAGAAGAGCTTGAAAATTCTCCAGAGATGAAAGAAATTAAAGAAATGCAAAAAGAAATGAAAGCTGAAGAGAAGGCTATGAGAGAAGAAATGTTAGACCAAATGTTTGATAATAATTAAGTATAAATAGATGAGAAAATATAATGAAGATATCTGTATTGAGCAGACCTATGATGTAATAACAGGTAAAGAAACATTAAGAACTTTAATAGATGGTAGAGATGGTGTTCATTTATTATTTGATCCTACATACCCTTTAACTGAAATGGATGTAGAAGTATTCAATGTTTTAATACAACACTTTGTAGAGACTGAAGAATATGAAAAGTGTCAAAAACTTATTGAATTAAAGAAGATTCTGTTTGTGTAATTAATTCTGATTTTTCTATCTCATCTAATAATTGAGAGGCAGTGTAGATAGGGAGATTATCATTATAGTTCTGATAGATTTGAGTGAAGTTTTTTTCCTCCCTATCCCACGTCCATAAAGTATTTACATTGTTCTTTATATTCTTTTTAAGAACCCATTTTATTGTTGTGTATTTCATATTATTTATTTTAAACCCACTGTTGAGCAATAGCATTAGCCATTCCTTGAAATGTTTTACTTCTTAACTTACGCCTTTCTTCTGTAGTTTTAGCTGTAGATAACGCATCGTAATACCATTTAGCTTGTCGTTTCTTTTTTCCTTTTTTAGAAATAAACTCTACAAACTCTCCTTTATCTACAATATTAGTAGGAGTTAAAGGTGGTAAGTTCTTTAGCCAAAAACATGTACTTTTACTTGCTTTGTCTCCAAACATATATGGATGAACTATCTGATTAGGCTTTCTTATCTGACTACTTATTACGCTAATAGGATTTTCGATTGCAATCTTTTCAATAGGAGCGTCCATTAGTTTTTTCACAAACTCTAATGCTAATTCTCTATTATCCCATCTTTCTTTATTTTTACTGCCATCTTTATTATACAGCCATCTATTCCCGCTTACCGCTAAGTAAGTGCAAGGGGGATGAGCTATCATTAAATCATAATTTCCACTGTAGGCTTCTTCAATAGCATCATTTATTATATGGTATTCAGGATGTCCTCCACTACAAGGGATGAGGTCACACGAATAAGCCTCCCTTCCCATTTCTCTATATGCGTTTGCAATAGTTTGTGACTCTTCACAGGCTACTAATATTCTCATTATATAAAATTTTTATTATAGTTTTTTCTTTCTACTTCTAATTTATAATACAGAAAAGATTGAAACCCGTTAATGTGAGAGTCGGTTGGAAAAAAATATTTCCATCCTTTAGATTTGCCTTTGTTAATATAATAACAAAATGCTAATCCTATTTTACCACTGGTTTTTTTAAAATTAATTACCGCTGTATGATCTGAAGTAGGAATTACTTCGTCCACTTTGAATGATTCGTTATTTACATTACCCTCCCTGTTAGAATAGGAAAATCTTTTAGCAATAACTTGACTAAACTCCTTGAGTTCCTTCGCTATCTGTTTGTTCATTTAATTTAATTCTACGCTTATGAGTTACCAATCTATGACAATTAGAACATCTCACTTCGCACTTGTCTATTTCTCTTTGTATGGAAGCGATACTGTAAGCACTCCTGGCCATATCAGATATATTCATTTTCTTTTTTCCCCTTACATGATCATAGTCTAATAATATACTATTAGTTTCTCCGCAATCTATACAGCACGATTTTTCCTTTTCCTCCTTAACATATGCTCTATTACGAGCCCTTTGTTTTTTGTTTCGGTCAGCTGAACGTGCTTTTATTTTTCCTTTATTAGCTTCGTAATGTCTTTTACCTGCTGCGGCTTGGTCTATTTTACTTTTATATGCCACTTATTCGCAAAACCAAACAACTATTATATTAGACATTTCATTATCTTTACCACCTTGGTCTTGTAGCTCAACTGGATAGAGCAACAGCCTTCTAAGCTGTAGGTTATAGGTTCGAGTCCTATCAAGATCACTTTTATATTTCATCAGATAGTGATTGAATTAAGTCGGCTAACACCGTCATTAATTGTTGAGCCTTCTTTTTTGCCTCCTCATTATCCCTCTCCATTAAGTCTTCATATAGTTGATCACCGAAGTCGTGAATGCTTTTCGTCACAAAGTTAATATGCGAAATTGCTCTCTCGTCTTCAGGTGAAATCCCATTCATCCTTTTATAAAATTTTATAAGCCATTAATTACTTGCTTTAATTTATGTTCAACCTCTTGTATTCTATGCTCAGGAACCCTTTTATCTATAATAGAAACTAAGGTTTCATATCTTTTAGAGTTTTTTAATAACTCTTCACACTTTTCCTGAACATCTAATAGTGACAAATTTAACATTTTATTTTGTTCTTGCAAGATATTTATTTGTTTTTTTAATTCAGTAGGTTTTAACTCCACATAATCGGTAGCTTCCTCTAACCATAACGCCCTAATATTATGGTAATCTCTCTCCATTTGCTTATCAGATTGAAACATCCATTCTATTTCTTTTAGAGCATGTATAATTGTAGCGTGGTTTTTACGAAAAGAAAATCCTATATAGCTATATGTCATATAACAATCTTCCTTTAATACTTTATAGCAAATTGCTCTGGCTTTTACAAGCCTATCTGTTTTGATAGATGAATTAACATCTAAATTATAATAGGTGTTAACTATGTTTTTTATTGTATCTACCTTTAGTCGATCCATTTGATTCTATTTTTAAATTTAAATTATATAAGTCTAAATACTCATCCATAGATATTAATTTTATATCGCTGAGTATAGGTGTGTTATTATGTTTTTGAATTATTTCTATTGCAAAAGTAATTGGATCAGGCTTATGATTAGTTAAAATACCTCCCAATATAGTAGATGTTAGTTTATTTGCTGGTAACTCATAAATAGTGTCATCAATATATTTTGCGATCTTAAGGGAAACTCTTGTGTCTAATTCGGAAAGACTATCAAAAAATTCTTGAACAAAAAAAACCTCATTCACCTTTATATACTTCTGTTTTACATCCATGTTTTTCTAATTCTTTTAATCTATATTCTTGGAGCCTTGATAGCTTACCTGTTGGTTTTTTAACTTCTGAAAATAAAACTTCACATCCAGGGGGGATTGCAAGGAGGTCGGGGATACCATTCTTATTAGTCTTTATTAGTTTAAGAACATAGTAACCTTCCGACTCCAATTGCTTAATCCTTTTTGCTTGTATTTGTTGTTCGGTCATATTTATAATCTAAATAAAATCCTACCCCTACTATTATATTCATACCTATAGATGATATAATTTCCACAAAATCATGGAAATCGTGAATAGATAAATGAACATGTCCTACTACCCAAAAAGGTATTGCTAAATTTTGACTTACCCATATGAGTGTAAAAGCAACAAACCTTTTCATATTTACAAATTTACAAAATCCCTTTTGAAGTGTGTTAGGGTATAATCTTTCTTCTTAATAACCGCCTTATATATATCTTTTTCAATACCCCCTTTACTAAATATCCAATACACTTCATTCTTTAATCTATCTTTAGTTGTCATACGATCCCTTGACTGCCAATAAGATGTGGCACTAAAGTCAATATTATAGTATACTAAAGCGTGAGCCTTACGTAAAGATATACCTTCTCTTCCACTCACTATTTGTAATGCAATGTTTTTATTAGTGGTATTAAAACAATCTAAGTCATTACATATGTCATCTCCAAATACTTCTTTCAAAGCATTCAGCTCCTCTTTAAATTTATAAAATATTCCTACCTTAAGTCCTTTAAATCTTTTTTTAATAAACTTAGCTTTATTTAAATCTAATACCATAGAGTTTCCACTTTCAAACTTAATAGTCCCACTACATAACTGATGAACTTTAGTCATTAACTTAACAGATGTGTCCGCTAATATAACTTCAGACTCCCCTTCTACAACTAAATCTTTTTTAAGTTTCTTAATTAAGTCTGTGGTTTTATTCTCCATCTCTACCTCTAAAATTTGTTCATTGGTATGAACTACAAACCCCGCTTCTTTCTGACTAAACCTAATAGTATACGGGGCCATTGCTAATATAATTTTTTTATTCCCTTTTGAATAATCATTTATATATAACCCTCCAATCTTTTTTTTGACCACACTGATATATGTGTGAGCAAAGTCATAAAAATTTCTGAAACGACTAAAAGGATTCTTAGGAATAAAATATACTTGATGATACATTTGTGAATAAGCCTCTGGCGTAGGCGTTCCGCTAAGTAAAATAACATAAGGATTATTATGAAACACCAACTCCTTAACTTTTTTAGCTCTACCACTTGGTTTAGGAAATGCTCCCATGCCATGAGCCTCATCACATATAATAACATCCCATCCCTTTCTTGGTAATTTATGAATTGATTCATAATTTATCACAGTCATTTCATAGTGTGGTTGTAATAAATCATAGTCTGCTTGTATACTCGATATAGCTTTCTTTTTAGTAATAAACAAAACCTTTTTTATTTCTTGTAAACGATCACATATTCCTAAACTTGTTAAAGTTTTTCCAGTTCTAACTTCCATTGCTAAATAAAGGAAACGATGTAGTTTAATAATACCAACACCATTAGCAATAATATTTTTCTGATAATCTCTTAGCTCAATCATATTCCTAATTCAGATTTTTCGTTATAATGTGTTTTGTCTACAAACTCTATCCACTTTCCTAACATATCCTTACCTTCTAAGGGATTACATTGAAAAGAGTATTGAGAATAAGAAACTAACCATTTACCAAAACGAACTCTACTTACCGCCATCCTGGATTTAGGAGCATAATCTGGATATTCATTAGTAAAATCCATATACAAATCATTACTATATATTCTTTTGTTTTTTACGAGTTTAGAATTTTTTACCGAATCAATAACTCCACACCATTCTATAAACTCATGAGAGGTTTCAGCAGAAAACTTTCTTGTTTTTAAATTTACAAAGTCACTCTTAAGAAGTCCTTTATCTAAATATAGTTGTAGATTTTTAATCATATAATTATCAAACTGACACCAATCATTATCGTCCCACTCTCCAAACATTAATTTACCAAACTCTATAAGGGGAGTAAAATCTTTGGTATAAAACTGACTTAATTCTAACTCCCACTTTCTTCTTTCAAAAGATGATCCTTTACCTTTAATAGCATAATTAGTAGTGATTGCCACCTTTGGCGATTTACTAAATGGTATTTTAATTGCATCTTTATTTTTCTTTTCAAGAGTTAGACCTTCAGTAACTACACTAAATAATCTCTCAAAGTCAAAATGTTTTTTTACATCATCAAAGCAAAGTATCTGAGTATCAGCAGAAACTAATTGATAAGCAAAAGATCTTTCAAAATTAAAAGACTTACCATCTATAACTACTAACTTTTTCATATGAGTTAATCCGTTCATAAATAATCCCTTACCCGTTCCTCCTTCAGGGTTGTCTGATATAATCTCATCATTTAATATTGTAGCGGGACAATAAGATAAATTTTTCCATCCATGTAATAAAAATCCTATAGTAGATTCCATAGAGCTAACTCTTTTATCAGTAGAACCCGATATATTGTGTATAAATGTTTGATAATCACAATTAGTTACTTCACATACATCAAAAACCCTATCAATCACATGATCCTTCCAAACATACCCCCCTAAATCTAAGTAATCAATAGGTGTTATTTCATCCTTAGTTATCTTAACCGCACAATTAGTATAATACAAATAAGCAGTATGTTTATTGTCTGCAATAAAAAACACATCTATGGATGACAACAAAGTAAGAAACTCTTCTCTAAAATATCTCGTGCATTCGGCAAAATAATTATAAACTGATATATCATCTATATCTAATAAATAACTTAAAACAAAATCTTTTATTTCTTTTTCAGAAGTATGATCAATTAAGTTATTAGTAACCCTTACAAACACATAGTTCTTACTACCTTCTGGATTAAACTTATAAAATCCATTATCCTCTAAAAACTTTTTAAAAGATATATGAATAATTTTAACTACTCCTTTATCAGATTTACTCCAAAACTTTTGTTTATCTTGTTCGTCCTCTAATCTTCTAATAACATTTTCTAATACAGAATCATCTACCTCCATATTCTTCTCTAAATTAGATTTTATTTCAGAAGGAGCTATACCTTTTCTTAGTTTTTGTTTTACATTATTTACTTTCTCTTCATCCTCATAATACTTAGTTCCAAAATTTTGTACTTGTTTATATGCAGAATAAATTGTTCTTTTTATTTCGCTTTGAGGAAAATCTTTACTCACAAAATTACCCATTACATATTCGGCTAATGTTTTGTTGACACCAAAGTCATTAAAGGCAGATGCTAAAATATATACATTATTATTTCTCTCGCCATTATTTAATCCATACTTTCTCTCCCACCATTTTAAAAGAATTTCTACAATCTTATTCTCATCAGTAATAGGTATAGTTTGAACATCTTTATGTTTAACCACCTCTTGGTATTCTTGCTCAATAACTTGATTAAATACACTTGATTGTTCATTAATAAAAATTAATGGATCGTAAGACTCATAACATACTCTTGATACATTCTTACAGGCTACATCAAAAAACTCACTATTATAATGATGTTGTAAAGAATTAAAAAATTGTTTATGAGTTTCAATCTCATTAGGAATTTTAACTAACACCTTTAGTCCTAATCCACTTGGTGAGATAAAGACTGAGTAGGTGTATCTATCTTTAGTTAGTCTTTCTTTTTCCTCAAGCATTAATTTCTCAGAAGGAAAATTATCAAAGTCTAAACATATAAGTCCACTATGCTTGTTTAATGATGAATCATTTCTTTTTGTAAATTTACCACTAAAACATATTGCTGGTAATGATTGCTTTAATTCGTTTCTTACTTCTTTGTCTTTCTCTCCCCTTATTAATTTTACTATGTCTTGGGATGCTCCTTCTTGAATCCTTTCTAATATTTTTGATACATCTCTATAAAAAGGTTGAGCTGTATCTTTAATGTCTTTAAATATTGTTATTTCCATTTGTTCTATTTTATTTTATGACGACTTTATGACGACTTTATTTTATTTTATTTTACTACTTACTACTTATATATTCTTTCTTTATGACAATATGATAATAATATATATAAAATATATATAAAAAATAAAAGAGTATAGTGTTTTACTATAGGTTGTAAAAAAAGACAACCAACTCGTCATATCGTCATATTATAGAGAAAAAGAAAGGGGAACGAATCCCCCTCGCTTTACTCCATAAAAAAAGATTTAGAAAGGTAAGTCATCTTCTGCTTTTGCAGGTGCTTCTTCTTTCTTTGGTTCTGGTTTATAAGTGTCAACCGCTAAGTAATGTGTTTTACCATACTCATCAGCTCCATCTCTTTTAGCCGAAACATTTAGTTTGATATACTTCTTACCATTATATTCGAACATATGTTCTGCGGGTAAGTCAGATAAACAAACACTGCACGAGATTAAGTTCCCGTCAAACTTGGAAGTTCCACTTCCGACATAAATTTTTTCTTCTGCCATAATTAAAAGTTTTTATAAATGATTTTTTCCAACTGATTCATTGTAGCCTCCATGAGATTATCCCTTTCAGCTTGTGTGTTGAGGTCGGTTGGAATTTGCAACCACACCACACTTTTCTTTTTATTAAAGTGTTTCTTTAATAATATACGATTCAATATCTTCTTCAGCATCTTTAATATAAAATTTGTTATACACTTCTATTGCTTTCTCTACCTTTTCTTTTCCATACTGCAAGAATGTTTCTGATGGATAGTATATTCCTAACTCAAAAGTCATTTTATCTACCACATAAAAAACTAATGGCTTGTCAAAAAATTGTTGATATAGGTATGCTTGACTATCATAGTTATATTTTCTGGCACTATACTTAAAGTCTTTAATGTTAGATGTAGTTTTAAGATCTATTAAAATATCTTTACCTACTATATCTGCCTTACCTTTCCATTCTACTCCCATAACCTTATGAATTGCTGGGATTTCGTATCTATTTTCTTCATCATAGATTGCCTCATAAAATTCTAAGTTATTATTCATAGTAGCAATTGCTTTATCGGTTTGTTCTTTTTCTTTTAGTAGCATCATAATATCTCTCCCATGCTCAAGGATTTCTTCCTTATACTTTTTAGTATTTCTACTTGATGCATCTATACCGATAAACTCTGTACTACCTACTTTCTCTGGTTCTAACATTGCAGTATGAAAGTATCTTCCAATTAACATTGCTTTAGTTATGTCCTTTGGTTTTCTAAAATTTTTAGGATCATTAAGTAATGTAATTATATCTGAATTAGATAAGTATTTCTGACCAAACTCACCATAGTAATGGCTATCCTCTTTTAGTAATTGTAAATCCTTATCCATTACTTAATAGCTTTAGATAATTCTTTCTTAACTACCGCCTTGATATTATACTTTGCCTCTAAATTCTTTACAATCTTAGGTAATCCTAACTCTTTATTAGATCCAATGTAATTAAGCACTTTACTCCAATTTGCATCTCCTATATCTAATGTTATTTTAGTTGATGCTTTAGGAGTAGGAGTTTTACTAACTGGTTGAGGTGCTTTTACTACTGATATAGTATCTTCTCCAATCCACAAACTTAAACCTAACCCATGCATAGCAATAGCCTTAGCGGTAGATCTTTGTATTGCAGTATTTACATCCATAGAAGAAACCTTTTCAATAGGTATAGAATTATTACGAAAGTCCATTACTGGTAGGTAATCAATATGCTCCATTTCATTAATAGTTATACCTACTTTTACATAAGCAGTTTTACCATCAGTAAAAAAGTTTAGTCCAGTGTGTTCACTTTCATATACTTTTCTTTGTGCATTAGGAAACTCTGTTTTTATCATACTCCAAGCAGTTGCCCAAGACATATAGTCAAATTTTCCTTTCTTATCAGTTTTCCCCTTGATAGAGATAGACGATAACTCTTTAAAGATGTTTTTCTTCTTTTCCATAATTTAATTTTTGTTTGATTTGATTGTATTTAATTAATATTTTTTCCCTTCTATTTTTTAAGTATTGTATATATTTATCATTCTTTCTACTATTTACTTCTTGTCTTACTCTTGATTCAATGATTTCTAACTTATGCTTACAATTTATTATTTGCATCATCATCCCCCCTATTCTCCATCCATTCTGTTTTATTATTTCATATTGTTCAGGAGTAATTTCTTTATAATAATCACCTCCCTTGTGACAATTTAAAATTTGTATAGAGTTAGGGTATTTAATAATTTTTATACCATAGTTTACCACACTAATATTGTTTCCACAATAAGATTTGATAGATCCATTAATAAGCTCTGCTTGTTCAAAGATTTCTTTTAAACTATACATTTTCTTGAGCATACTTCAACACGCTCATATAATCCTTATCATTATCTATAAGTTCTTTGGCTTTTTTATATCCATGAATAATAGTTGAATGGCTTACTTTGTGTCCTTGTTCTTCCATAAACCTTTGGATGTAAGAAATTCTAATGGGACGCTCCATACATAGATAGTATAAGATTTGTCTGGCATCCACACATTCTCGCTTCTTACTTTTCTCAAACATCTGATCAAGTGTCAGATGAAATTGCTCTGCAATAGATTTTGCATAAGCAATAAAAATTGTTTTTTTCATTATATTTTATTAGATTTTAATTAGTCGGCTAATATAATTCTTTTTCAATTAATAACCAAATAATGTTTAAGTTTATTTTATTTCTTTTTGTGAAAGATACGTTATCATACCTAATTAGATATGATAGCGTACCCATTTTGGGGAATTATTCCCCATTTTGGGAATTATGTATAGAATAATCAATACTATTCCATGCATCTTTTTTTATCTGAACTCTATATAGTATAAGGTATCCGATTAAATCTAACATTGTATCCTCTGTTTTATCATTGATGCCTACTTGCTTGATCCTACTTAGCTTATCATCTATTCTTGCCAGTATTCCCTCTTTAGCAGATAGTTTAGAAAATATTTTAGGAGGATCATTTGCAGTATCTCCGTATGCTTTATTCTTTTCAAGTAATAAATCTATTACTTCTTTACCTACTTGTTTTATTAAGTATTCTGTTTTCATATTATTTATTTTCTTTTATTAATTTTATATATAAGGTTTCATACTCATCATACATTTCATTATAATAATCTTGTGCTTCATCAGTAAATACCATTACCTTGTGTTCCTCCTCTTCTTTCCAAGTATCAGCACCAAAATTCATTTCAGTAATTTGAGTAGCCAACTCATCTATAAATTCCATTTCGTTTGATTTCATTTTAATTTGCTTGTTAAAGTTTTACGTTTAGATAATAATTGTTTTGACTCCTCCTCATTATCTCTTATTTTCTTTTTCTTTAGTCGACCATCTATCTTTCTAATCTCCTCATAAATAGCCATTTTTATATTGGTTTTACCTTTTCTTTTGCTCATTTTATTTTATTTAATTGTTTTTTACAAAATTCTCTCCTACCTAATTTAGTTTCTAAATACGTTTCTTTAAGTTGATTCTCAAAAAACTCTTTCATATACTCCATATCTAATATAACTCTTCCTTCACCATCCTCATGGTAAAAAATTGGAGTCATTATATGTGTTTTCATTTTTGTTTTAGCCATAATTCTTTTGATTTTTTATTTGATTTATAATTTTTTGATCGTTCTTTACTAATAATTTTACTATACTTTTCTATTTTTTTTATTATTTTATGTTGGTTTTTCTTGTGAAATTTATCATACTCACTTATATTGTTTTCAGTAGATTTTTCTGTCTTACCACTATACTTAAAGTAATTATTCAGCTCTATGGTATTTTGATTCCATAAGTCCTCTAAAAATTTCTTTTGCTTTACTTCTGCAATTAAGTTTTGAGTAAGATCTTTCATACTATAAGTGTCCTCCATATCCATT